CAAGAATCTATAATTGATTCAATAGCTAAATTCCACGCTAACTCGGCGTTCTCGAAGGGAGAGACAAGAGTCGCTAATGATGGAGGCGTAATTCCTCCTATTTCCAACCTTTTGAAGGAAGAAATAGATTTTGTAAGAGAGTGTGTAAATAAAGTTGTAGGAGTTTGGAAACTTTATGGATTTGATGATACAGGTTATCATTTGAAAGGCTCGCTTGATCATTGGATCATGAACGCTGGCCAATCAGGTGATGTTTTGAAGTTTTTGAAATGGAAATTCTCGGCATTTTATGCTGCCCATATTGGGGACTGTTATAAACCAGTCGATAAACAAGAAATTCCACCCTGTCCTTTAGGGGTTGAAGATAATGCTGCTATATTATTGGGCGGCAAAGCTTATAAATGGATGATGATGACTAAGAACAAGGATACCGAAACTTTTAAAAGTTTGCTTACTACTTTATTGTATAGTAAGAAAGGTATGCCTCGTCCGAGTAAATCAACTGTTGAAAAAGCTATTATCAAAACTTTTAAGAAACTAACGGAGCCTGTGTTGCAATTGGGAGGACAAACATTAGAAAATGATGGAACATTTGCGGAAGTAAAGTCGCAATCAGTTCATATTGAGTATTCCTTGGATGGTAATTCTGTTCGCAGTCAATTACAACGTACAGTTCGGGAATTGTTCGATGGTCATGAGTATACTGATAATGATAGGGTTGAACCTTTCTTTCCTAGTACTTCTGCTAATTATATTAACAGTCGTAATTTGGGAGGTGTTGTAGGCCTTATTTTGGATGATCCTCAATTGCTCAAGGGTGTTAATTCTGATGGTGAATTAATACGAATTAAGGAGGAAGGAAAGGGTTGGCGTTCGAAGCGTGTCACGGTGGATGATAGTGCACTTCGTTTAGCCTTTTTAGAAATGTATGATAATATTGCTCAAGCGGTCTCAAAGGAGATCCCCTACGTTGAATTAGTAGGTCTTGCTGAAGCTCTGAAAGTTAGAATAATTTCAAAGGAACCCCCTTTGCATATGACGCTTCTAAAGCCTCTACAACGGAAGTTGTGGACGGTTTTGAAGTCTCATCCCGCTTTTGCCTTAATAGGCAAGCCGGTAGATGCGTGGGAAGTTCAGGAGCGAATGGGTGCCAAGTTACAAGAAGATTTAAAATTCTTGTCTGTGGACTATTCTGCTGCTACTGATGAAATGTATTCTTGGGTCAGTGATTGCTTAGTTGAAGAATTGAGTAACGTACTTAACTTAACTGAAGTTGAGAGAGACGCTTTTAAGACTGCATTGACAGGTCACTATATTCTAGACCCATCCTTGAAAAAGGGTGAAATGCATAATCTTGAAAGTCATTTAAGTCAAACTCGAGGTCAGCTCATGGGATCTGTGGTTTCCTTTCCCCTTCTATGCATGGCAAATGCTGCTATTTGTAGATGGGCGAAGGAAGTAAGTTCTGGAAAAGTATGGCTGTTAAAGGATTGTCCCCTATCAATAAATGGTGATGATGCTATTATCAAAATTTCTGAATATGGGCGTTGGGCCTGGTCAAAGATAGGTACTTACTGCGGTTTGTCTCCTTCAGTTGGTAAGGTTTATTATTCTAGTCATTTCTTGAATATAAACTCTACGACTTTCGATTTCCTACCAGAAGGGTGGGAAGGACACCAGATGTTTAATAAATCTGGGATGAAAGTAAATCGCATTCTCCATTTTCGACATATAAAATATGTAAATTTGGGCCTATTATATGGCTTGAAGAGAAGTGGGGGTGCATTCAGTGCTGAGGATGCGGATGAGTATTCTTCGTTAGGGTCTAGATGTCGAGACTTAGTCTTGAACTCTCCCTCTTTCCTACAGGAGCGTGTCTTAGGGCAGTTTATTCACTTATGTGAAAAACGTGGCGAGAAGAACCCTCTTAAGAAGTATAATCTCCCTTGGTTTATTCCAGAAGAGTTTGGTGGATTAGGTTTGCCCTCTATAGGCAGCTATAAGGCTAGCAATAAAGATCTTAGAATAGCACGTAAGTGTTATGAAAATCCTGAGGTTTTTAAGCCCATTGCGAAGCCGGTGGCCGGTTGGTGGAGGGTGTGGAAATACGCCGAAAAACGATATAAAAGTTTTAAGGTGGGTGCGCATATTTCCGCGTATTATGAAGGTCTTACAGATATGTCAAAAGGCAGTTTGTTCGGTCTTTTCTGTGTAGAGAGTTTATTTAAAGTTAAAACTCTTTCAGAGCTAGGAGAGGAGGTAAATGTTCAATCAGTTATGAGCAGATACTTTCGTGCGCTTTCGAATCGTAATAAGAAAGCTCTCTTAGATGATACTATTAGAATGCCTGAACCATTCAATCCAAATAAATTTCCTGTGTTATATTCTACAGATAATTTAAATACTTTAAAGGGTACTGGAGTTTTCTACGCAAGTAGTTTCTCCGGTATGGCTTTATCGCATCCAGTTACAGGGTAATTTGGTGTGTAAATGTATTAGATTATTGATTAAACTTTATTTACTACAATGCATTGTGAACTAACATGATATCTCCTTAATGGGTATCTCGTGATTAGTCAGACAAGTCTACGTTAACCTGTTTTTAGCAGGTTTGGTAGAGATGGCTCTGAGTGTTAGCTTTCTTTCAGATTGGCATTGTCAAATCTTACAAAATTCTTTTAGGGTGCTGTGTGCTTGCTCCCTGGTTAAGATCGATATTTTATGTACTATAGAATTGCTGCTGATAACAGTAGTTCTTCCCCTTTTGGGTAGAAGATAGTAATAGGATCCCGG